GTTGCCATTAGCTCTTCTCCAGTCTGAGGCTTCCGGCTTCCCAGGCCATGGCGGTGCAGGAATCGACGTAGAAGGCCACGACGGCGTTGGCGTACATCTAGGCGGTCCAGCCGGTGAGGGTGCTGTCCTGGGACTTCTGGGCCGATGATATGGTGGGGGGAGCTGAGGCGGTGATGCTATCGGCGTCTGTGGGCGGGAAAAAGCCGTAGCCGTCCTTCCAGATATCGATGACGATGCTCCCGGTCTGGTCGGCGAGCAGGGTCGCCTGGGTGATGATGCAGTTGAAGGGAATATGGAGGTGTCCCTTCTGTCCCGTGGTGATGGCCGAGCCTCCGCCGTCTATGACAAATGTCAGGGTGGCGATATTGCTGTGGTGGGCGTCAGGGTCAGCCTCGTGGGCGGTAAGCGCTGCGGGCTCACCGGCCAGGCCCGCGATACTGATTTCATCCGAGCCGCCGTCCTGGTGTGATGTTTTATGAGCCTTGGGGCTGTGGTCCTGGACCTGGGCTTTGCTTGACCCCTCCAGCTTCTCGGAGTCGTCCACGACACCGTCATCGTCGGTATCATAGACGGACTTGAGCATGTCACCGCTGCCGCCTCCTGCGGCTGTCAGCTCTACCCAGCTTGAGCCGTTATAGACGTACCACTTGTGCTGGTCGTCACGATAAAACAGCTGGCGCTCGACCGGTGAGCTCGGAAAGCTCGTGCCATGGACGAGCTCGTGGCTCTCCTCGCTGAGCCACTCGGCCTTGGAGAGCTCGTCCCCTACATCCGCGTGCTTTAAGCCTGAGTTAGCCATCGTTCTTACTCCTTGCCATGGGGCTTTTTACTGATGAAGATGCTGCCGGCGATGATCATAACGAGTCCCCAGAACTCATGGTTGGCGGGGGTGAGGGCGAAGGGCCCGTGGATCAGCTCATCGATAACGAGGCCTCCGTCGGCGCCGGCCAGGGCAAAGCCGATGATGCGGTAGTAATACTTTTTGAACATCATGTGCGAGTCCTCACGATGGCTATTACTGAAAGGATGATAGCTATGATTATCACTACGGACGTTGGCCTCTTGCATTTGTTAAGAAACGGGAGAATCCTGCCCCAGATGATTTCCTCGATATCGAGTTTCATTTCTTCTCCTTGATGTGCTGCACGGTCCTGTCGCCGAACCACCACAGGATACAGGCGGTGGCCAGGGCGATAAACCAGTCGGGGGCGTCGATTCTCTCCACGACAACCTGGGCAATGACGGCGGCAAAAATGACGGTCACCGCGGGCCTGGTGGCGGCCCGGAAAAACTCGGGGATTATGTCCCCGGGGTCCTGGTTAGCTTTAGTGTCCTGTTCTGACATGGTGCTCCCAGCTATGGACACGCTCTGAGAGGCTCAAATTTGCCCCTGTTTCCCTTTTTACCACTTATGCTAAGCATAACCTTCGTTCCTCGGCATGGTTATGTCAAATCAGGGCGCCCAGGGTGTCAGGGACGGATTTTCCCGCTTTTTCATAATGCCTGGCGAGGTGGCGGGCGGCCTTGATGATGTCCTCCTCTGACGCCTGGACCCTCTCCCCACGGTAACCACCCCGGCTGAGGGCCGCCACGGCGGCGGGCATGCGGTCCCAGTCCACGGTCTTTTCGATATCGAGCCTTCCCTGGAGAGCTCGAAAGATTGATTTGGTGTGATGGGGGAGCTTCCAGGTGGACGGGTCCTCGGGGTCACCAACGATGGCGAAGGCCTCCCTGGGTAGTCCCTCCCTGGTCTTCTCTTTTTCCATCGCTTCTTTGACTTTGCTCATTGTTCCTCCTCTTCACTCTCACCCTGACCCTCTCCCGTCAAGGGAGAGGGAAGAGCTACACGGTAAACACCGCGATAACGACGGCGTCCCTGGGGTTATCCTGGGGGACGGCCAGGATTACGTGGCGGCCGGTTATCATCTCGGCTGAGGCTATGTTGCGGGCCACGCTGACATTGTCGAAATAGGTGGTCAGGGACCCTGCGAGCTGGACGCCGGCCGTGTAGGTACCGTTGTCGAAGTTTTTGAGGATGCCGATCTGCAACATGCTAAATCCTAAATCCCAAGCTCTAAACCCTAAACAAATTCAAAATCCAAAATCCAAATGCCAAAATGCCTTTTCGTTTTGAGTTTTGGTCATTAGATGAGAGGAACTAAATTTTTTCCTTTCTTTTGTTTAGCATTTGGTATTTGGTGCTTAGGGTTTTCCTTCATTCGGTGTAGAACTCCTTTGAGATAACCCGGCCTGAGCGGGCGATGGCCTTGAGCTTTTGCTCGTATCTCTTGAGCCTGTCCTGTCCCCACTTGAGGAAGTTGATGGTGGCCCACTTGCCGGCGATGCTGGCCCTGTCCACGGTGTAGGCCGAGGCCGACATGGCCAGGTAGCCTGTCGCGCCGAGGACTATAATCTCCTGGTGCTCGGCGGGGATAGTGGTGGACTGGGCGGTGAGGGTGTGCTTCTTGAGCCACCTTACACGGGCATCGTCCCCGTCCCCCTCATCCTCCATGTAAAGCTTGCCGCTCCAATACTCGATCCTCTGGAGGTATTTAGGGCTGTGACCGACGGGGAACTCGACCGACTCGATTTTAAGGAGTCCTGACAGGGAGGAGATATCGAGCTCGGTATCTCCGTCGGTGGTGGCGATATCGTCCTGCTGCTCTATGGGGGCGTGGAGGGAGTACTCCATAACTACCCTGTCGATGGCGCCGTCGACCTCATCGTCCGTCCAGCGGTAGTTCTGGCTATCGCTGTCCTGAAGGTCCTCCCGGACCCGGGCTCTCATTTCTGTCAGGTTCATTGTTTCATCTCCCCCTTAATCCTCCCACTTCGAGGAAGGGGGAGGGGAGGGAGGTGCTCTCCCCTCCCCCTATCCGAAAGGAGGTTTAAGATGGCTTTTAGTCTCTCACTCCTGTCAGCATGGCGCACTTCACGATGGAAAAGAGGGCCAGGGATACATACCACTTGACCCTGGTTCTGCTGGCGTCCTTGGTCTCCAGGGAGCCGAGACGCTCGATCTGTACCATCTCAGGACTGGAAAGGCCGCAGACGGCGCCCTCTCCCATCTGGAAGGCGAAGATGGCCGAGCAATCGGCGTTGGAGCCCACGGTGTAGTCATCCTTGACCCAGTCGGAGACGGCGATGGGGATGCCGTTATAGAGCTGGATCTGCTCCATGTACCTGCCAGGGCGGGTCTCCAGCACGGTGCCCGAGGTGCGGATTAAGGCCTGAATCTTCCTGCGGGACCGGCGGCTCATTAAGAGCATGTCGGGCTTACCGCCTCTCACGAGGTCAATGAGGGAGTCGAGCTTGGTGAAGGCGAGGGTGGCTCCGTTGGCTCCCGAGCCGAGGTGGTTACCGAAGCGGCAGGTCCAGGTGGCTGTGCCGTCCACGACGGTCCCGCCCTCGGTCAAGGGCCAGGTGGGCTCCGTGGTGGCGTGGGAAGTGCCGGCGGTGGTGCACTCATAGCGGAAGCCGTTCTCCAGGCCGGCCGTGGGGACGACGACGTCTCCCAGGGAGTAGGCGGTATCGGCTACCCAGGCGGTGCCCTTAAGGGTGTGATAGAGGCCCGTGGGCTGGTTGCTGGTGCCGTCGGCGTTAAGGAAGGCGTTCTCGAACTCGTGCCGCAGGGCCTTGGCCTTCTGCTCGATGACGGCGGCCTCGAGGTCCTGGATGTTAGAGCGGGTGGCCTTGAGGAAGTTGTCCACGTCGGCGTCTCCGCCCAGGACGCCGAGGCTGGCCGAACACTGCTCGAAGTCCGGCTCTGATGTCGTCCAGGTGCCGGTGACGGGGGCATACCATCCGACGGTGGGCAGGGTCTTCTCCCGGTTGTATTTCAGGCTATTGCCCGTGATCTGGATGAAGGGCAGCTCCTGCAGAATGGGGCTGTCCTTGATCATGGTCTCGATGATGCCCCTAAGAAGGATATCGGTCGAGAGTTTACTTGCTTCGTCCAGGGATATGCTCATGCGCTAGTTCCTCCTTTTTGTTGTATTCCAAAGGCGATCTTCTCCCTGGGGGACAGGCCCTCAAGGTTGATGCTGCCCCTGGTGGGTGCCCCTGCGGGGACCTTGGTCCCTTTGGCCTCGGCCTCCATGGCCGCCTTAACGGCCTCGACAATGGCCTTGCCCTTGTCGATGGAGGCGTCTATCTCCTCGATAGTCTCTCCGGCGATGATGCCCTCGGGGATGGCGGGGTTAAGGGCTTTAGCCATATTGAGGTATTTAGAGACGGCCTGGTCTTTGGCTTCCTTGACCTGGGCGAGCTCGACGGAAGTCGCTTCGCTTCCCTGCTGCGCTTCGCTCAGCGAAGCTTCGAGCTCGGCGATGCGGGTTTCCTTCTCGGCCAAGGATGCCTGGGCGGCGGCCCGGGCTTCCTGCTCCTCCTGGAGCTGGAGCCTGATGGCCTCCAGGTCCTCGGGTGCGGGGGCGGCGTTCTGGTTCTCTTGAGTCTCGTTTCCGTTTTCTGGCATAAGTTACTCCTATTCCTCCTGAGATTGCTTCGGCTTCGCCTCGCAATGACAAGGGGGGTGAGTTATTATTCAGGCACTTCCATCTCCGCGGCAACCGCTCGCTCTCTCACTCCGCCACGAGTGGAGGCTGCCCTAAACTCCCGATTCATTTGTAGTATCCTCTCCCTCTCCTCCAGCCACCGGTTAAACTCCTCGTCAGG